TAGAGGATGTCCTTATAGGTGTTCTTTTTGTTCCGTGCCAGATTATATACCTGAATATCGTTATAGAACCGTTGAAAATGTGTTAGAGGAAATAGAAGGATGGGTTGCAAAAGGTAAAAAGTATTTCTTTTGTCACGATTCAATTATTAATGGTAATCCGAAGTGGTTAAAAGAATTGTGTGAAAAAATTATAGAAAGAGGATTAGATATTAATATTGGTGGTAATGTTAGATTACAATCTCAAATGAGAGATATAGAAACTATAAGATTATATCGTAGAGCAGGTTTAACAAAGTTTATTACAGGATTCGAATCTTATTCAGAACCCGTTCTTAAACATATGAAGAAGTATACCGATGTTCAAGGTGTTAGAGAAATTTTTGAAAATGTAAGAAAAGTAAATGAAGAAAATAAAGGAACCGAATTAGAATTTCCTTTACTATTTGGTATGCAAATCATTGTTGGATATCTAAACGAAACGGATGAAGATTTTCAAAAAACATTGGACTTTGTAGAAGAATTTAGAGATTGTATGGCAGAAATAGTAACCTGTTCTGTATTTTTATTACATCAAACTCTATTAGTGAAATGGAGAGATGTTGAAAAAGAATATTTGGAATATCATAACGGAGTTAATTTTACAACAAAGTGGAATACTCCAATGGATAGATTGAGAAGAATTGAACAAGCTGAGGAAACATTTAAAAGAATAGGTATACCTTATTCAATCTATAATAGAGGATTATATTTAGAATTGAAAGAAGAACAAGAAAGAGAATCACAATCAAACATTATAATCTCAAATGAGATTGAAACCATTGAAGAACCTATTATTATATTTGAAGACTTAAACGATATTCCAAAACCTCAATATGGAAAAAAAATAATATAATTTTATTTAATTAATTTATATTTATAGACAAATAGAAACATAAAATATGAGAACAGTATTATTAGGAACAGATTTTGTATATAATGAGGCTGGTGATTTATTACCAATTGAAATAAATACAAATTCAGGTATTAACCGATTAACACAAGAAGAAATTGATACTTTATTTAATTTAGATGATTTATCTAATTTTATAACTACCAATACTTTCAATAAAGTAACATATATTGGTGGTATAAGAAAATTCCATGAAAAATTAGAAACCTTATGTACTAGTTTAAATGTTGAATATTACTTTGAAGAAGTAAGTGGTAATATAACTATCCCATATGTTGAGGATTCTGATACACATTTAATTATAAGAAGTGCATATGATGTTACTGCCGTAGTAGATGAAACTTATTGTAAGGATAAAGTTAATTTTTTAAAGTTAATACAACCTACCGAATTTGGACATCAATTTGCATACAAAAATGAAAATGATGAAATAGTATCAAACATAACTACAATACCTGATAATGGTATACATCCAAATTTTATTTTGAAGGCAAAATATCCGGTATACGACAGAAATGAATATCCTAAATTTTTTAAAGTTTCTACATTAGAAGAATTAGATGTGGTATTACAAAATGTAACTGATGAATATTTTTTAATGGAATATCATTTAAATTTGAATAAGATTGAAAATAATGTAGTAACAATAGTTCGTTCATATAATCTATTATATCCACCTACATTGGAATCAATTTCAATTGGTGCATATACTAAACATGGTAATGTTCAATTATTTGAAAATGTTACTTACGATGCTGAAACATTTGAAATAAATTCTAATTTCAGAAAATCATATATAACGAATACTCAAACTATTAATAAACCAAAATTAATGAATGACGATTTGGTTATGATGGCAGATGGGACATATAAGACAGGATTAGAATTACAAGCTGGAGATGTAATAAAAACAATAAAGTTATACGAAAATCAACCAAATTTAACAGATTCAAATGAACTCAAAACATATAGTGTAAATTTTACTGAATTTTTATCAAACTCAACCTTTTCAACAAATGTAGTTTTAGGTAAACAAAAATCAAATATTTTGTCACCAATGACAACTATTACATTTGATGATAATACAACTTGGGAAGATACATCAATATCACAATATCTAATTAAAAGAGGTGATATTGTTAAATGGGTTACTTTAAATTCGGAAGGAACCGATGTAGACATGTTGCAAATCGGAGACAAAATACTTTTAATTAAAACAGACAATTTAGAAACGGTAAATGTAGTAGAAAAAATTGTTACAAATATAACTAATAGTGTTAATGGTTTTGACGGATGGACAATAACTGTTCAAGATGAACATTTATTCCTTACTAAAACCGATGCTGGTATGTTTGTGGCAATTGAACATAACTACCAATGCCAACCTTGTTACGCATTTGGTATTGGAAATGGCGGGTGTGACAAAATGTATGAATACTGCACATATAATGGTGGAAACCCTTGTTTTGCAGGTGGATTGGTTTGTTTACCATTATAATATAATTAAAAATACTTAAAATATGACAACACAAGAAATTACCACAATCAATACAATAATGACACAAATAGGTTCATTAATTGTAAGTTCAAATTCTTAAATTTTACTAAATAGGTTATGAAAATTGCAGAGATAATTAATGCATGGATTATTTCATTTAATCCAAATGAAGAACAAAAAACACTTGCGTTAAATAGAGTTAACATATGTGATACATGTGAATACAAAAAATATGTAATTAAAAAACCTATTTGTTCGGCCTGTGGTTGCCCACTTTCAAAAAAAATATTTTCAGAAAAACAAAATGCATGTCCTAAAGGAAAATGGGATGATGTTGATGATGAATTTTTTACAAAAGTAAAATCAGAATCAAATAGATTACTATAAAAATATTTTAATATGTTACTCATAAATAATGAACTTATTTGGATTTCAATACCAAGGTGTGCATCTGTTTCTTTAATAAATTCATTTGAATCGTCAGTTTTAAAAATTAAAAAATCACCTTTAATAGAATCATTTATTAAAAATAGTAAAAGTAATTTAAAACATTACCATTTAAGAAAAAGTCAATGTATAGATGAGTTTGGAATAAAAGAAACGTTTTGTATTAATAGAAATTGGTTTGATAGATGGTTAAGTGCATTAGAATTTTTTTTTGATGTTTCTAAAAACACACATAAAAATGAACTAATTATAGATTGGAAAGATGTTGATAATGAATTTATCTACAAACATTTCAATACTAATTTTGCAAATGCAATATATTCAGAAAATTTAGAAGAAATGCGGGATTGTTACAATAGTTTTTTTACTAAAATAAATAAAAATTTAACTGGCACTTTATGTATTTTTGGTTCTAAAAACTTTTGGACTGAAAATGAAAAATGTACATACGAATTTGATATAACTGAAATTGATAAATTTATTGATTTTATAAACGATAGATTTGGAGTAAAATTAGAAATTAACAAAATGAATGATACTAAAAAAATAAAAAATAAAATAGAAGTTAATGATGAACTAAAAACTTTTTTGTGGGATACTTTTGAATCAAGATTTGTAAAAAAAGGTAATTTAGTATAAAATTAAGTGTTATGGATTATATTGAGGAATTAAAAAGAAAACCAATACAAATAGAAAATTTTTTATCTGAAGATAAGGCAAATAATGTATATGATATAATCAATTCTCAAACCGATTGGATTACAAATTCAAAACATAAAAAATCTTATGAATATGAAAAATCAAAATTTAAAGAAGGTGAATTTTCATATTGGTATAGTAGTATTGAAAATAAAAAATTTATACAAAACTTATTTTTTCTGTTAAATTTCGAATTAGAAATTAGTAAATTACTAGAAGATAAGTTTTTTACAGCACAGAGTATATTTGTTTCAAAATATACATATGGTCATTTTTTATCTCCACATAATGATATATCTTTAGATAGAAAATATGCTTTTGTTTATAATTTGACAAAAAATGCAGATGAGACAAAGGGAGGTTGCTTAAACTTCATAGATGATAAAAATAATATTACATACAAATTATTACCAAAATTTAATAGTTTAAATATATTTGATGTTGAAAATATAAAAGATTTACATTATGTAGATGAAATTGTTGATGAAAACTATAAACGATATTCTATAAGTGGATGGATTTATGAAACAAATCTTAAAACAAAAAATACAATTAGTTTACTATGATTGATAAAATATTTAGAGAAAAAATAAAATATCCATACGAGAAGGACGTTTTAATAAAAAAAATCCACCAAAACGTATCATTATTTAATAATGAATCATCATATATAACTCCAGGAATTCAAACTAACATAATATTAAAATGTAAAGAAATTGATTTTATTTTAAATTATGGTGTTAAGAAATGTATAGAATTATTTAAAAAAGATAAAAACGTTGAAGAAGTTGATTATTGTTTATATCCATGGATTTTTATTTCAAGAAATGAGAACACACAATCTCATTATCATAATCACACAATGTTTTCTCCACATGTAAAAAAATCAATAGAAAGCAATTATACATTCACATATTATGTACAAATGCCGAATAATTTAAATGGGAACGATGGTAAATTATTTTTTGTGGATAACGAAGATAATGTACAAAGGATGTTTTTACCAGAAGAAAATGAACTCGTTATTTTCCCCGCAGATGTATATCATAGACCTGATACTTCTATTAATTCTACTATCGATAGAATTGTAATTGCAGGAAATGTATTATTTGATTTTCCAATTTTAAAAGAGAAAAAAACATTGATGTGAGTCAAAAGGAAGAAATACTAAAAAAATATCTATGTACAACTCCATTTGTTTATTTAGAGGCACATAAAAATGGAGTTTATAGTTGTTGTCCCTCATGGTTACCTGATAGATTATGTAGTTTAGATGATATTGAAACCGCTTGGGAAAGTGAAACACTAAAAAATATTCAAGAATCCATTATAGATGGTTCGTATAAATATTGTTCAAAAACGCAATGCCCATATTTATCAAATTTAATAAATAATAAACAAATACCCCAAGGTTTTATTTCTAAAGAAAATTTTAAATACGAAAAATACAAAAAAGGGCCTACTAATATAAATTTTGCATTTGACAGAAGTTGTAATTTATCATGTCCATCTTGTAGAAATGTTGCAATTATGGCAGATGGAAGTGAATTAGAATTTATTGATAATACAATAAATAAAATTGCCGATGTTTATGGTAAAAATATAAAGATGTTATATCTTTCAGGGTCAGCTGACCCATTTGCTTCAAAATCAATTAGAAAATTGTTACTAAATTTTGATAATAAAAAATTCCCAAATGTAAAACAAATTCATTTACATACCAATGGATTATTATTAAATGAAAAAATGTGGAATAGTTTAAGCCACATACACCATTTAATAAAAACAATAGAAATAAGTATAGATGCATCAACTCAAAAAACATATGAAATTATTAGAAGAGGTGGGGATTGGGGTGTTTTAATTGAAAACTTAAATTTTATTTCTAAATGTGAAACAATAAAAAAAGTTAGAGCTTCATTCGTTGTGCAAGATACAAATTACACAGAGATGGACTCATTTTATAAATTGATGAAAAATATACTTAAAGAAAAGGTTGAAATATATTTTAATAAAATTACAAATTGGGGAACATATAGTGATGGTGAATTTTTAATAAAACAAATATGGTCAGAATCACATCCTGAATTTAAAGAATTTTTAAATGAAATAAATAAAGTTTGTTTTAATCAAATGTGTATTCATAATATGAATGATATAATTAAAAAACACAAATTAAGAAAAAACTTATCAAAACTTTTATGATATTAAAACAAAAAATATTATTTAATCAAGAAGAATGTCAATCAATTATTGATATATCAAAATCAAAAAAACAAAATTGGAACTATAAAGATAGAATGTATGAATCAATGAGTATAGAATATAATAAAAATACTATTTGGTTATTTGATAAGTTGAAGGAGTTTTTACAAAAGGAAACAAACATTCAAATCAGAACAATAAACAAAAGGATACATTTTCATAAATTTACGAAAGGTGATTGGTTCGGAAAACATAACGATATTAGAGACGATAGGGTATATGCTGTTGGTGTTTTATTAAATAATGATTTTAGTGGTGGTGATTTTAAATTATACAATCCAGATGAAATAATTTTAAATAAAGTAGTTGGAAACACCTATTTATTTGATGTAAGAATTGAACATGAAATAACATCTATTTTAGATGGGGAAAGATATTCATTACTTTGGTTTTTACAAAATGAACATATAAAATTAGAAACGAATAAATTAATATGAAAATTCTAATAATATGTTTACCTAGAACGGGGTCTACATCTTTAACAAATAAAATAGCCGATGATAATAATTTAAATCCTATATTTGAACCATTTGATGGTCAAAATAGAGTTATTTATAATGGAGAAGATAATGTAGTTTTAAAAACAATTATAGACCAAACATACCCAATAGGCCAAAAAGATTATGTAAATTATTGGTTTAATAAATCTAAAGAATTTGATAAAATTATTTTATTATCAAGAAAGGATTTAAAAGCATGTGCAGAGAGTTTATCGTTTTTGGATTATAATCACCGAAATGGATTTCAATATAATGAAAAATATGAATGGTATTCAACTCCAAATTTTAATCAATGGTATAAATATGTAATTAGTAAAAATGAAGATTTACATATATTGGGTAAATTATTGAATATTGATATTATTTATTATGAAGATATATTCGATTTAAATTCAACAGAAAGATTAAGGGTAGGTAATTTAAAATTAAGTTCATTAATTTAAATTTGGTAATATAAAATAATTTTCGTATATTAGAGTATTATAAATCATTAAACTCTAAATTATGAAAACACAACAAGAATTAGAAGCAAACTACGATAGATTCATTGGAATTATCAAAAAGTATTTTACCGGAGAAAGATTAGACAAATTGCTCCATATGTATTCCGAAGAAGAATTGGGTGTTAACCTTACACTATCTGCCGCATCTGGCTCAAAACACTATCATAACGCATATATAGGTGGGTATATAGACCACATCTTTAATGTATGTAAGAACGCTCTTAAAATGAGAGACCTGTTCGTAATGCAAGGTGGAGAGATTGATTTCACCGAAGAAGAATTGATATTTAGTTGTCTACACCACGACTTAGGAAAGTTAGGTGTTAAAGGTGAATTACATTATTTACCAAATCAGGAAGAATGGTCTCAAAAGAAATACGGAACTTTGTTTGTTCGCAATGAGAATATTCCATATATGACATTAACTGATAGAACTTTCTTTACATTGAACCATTATGGTATTCAGTATAATGAGAAAGAGTATTTTGCAATCAAACTTACCGATGGTATGTATGATGAAGATAATCAAAAGTATTTAGCAGGTCACGACTTAAAGAAACAATTAGTTTATAAGTTACAATTTATTATGCATTGGGCAGACCATATGTCTACAATCATTGAAAGACAAGATAACATACTTTAATGTCAAAATGTCAAAAGTAGTCCTTTGGTATAGTATTTGGACTATATAGAGTATTATTAACAAAAAAACATTTATTATGTACACAATTGATTACAGTAAATTATTCGAAGAGTTCTTTAATGAACCAAAAACAACAACTTATGTTCCAAACAAATTCGCAGTAGACATTAAAGATGAATCTGCAACAATTGCATTATCGGTATTAGGCCACGACCCTAAAGATATTGAAATTAATTGCTTTGAGGACAAAATAGAAATTAAAGCTAAAAAGATAGGAGAGGATAAAGAAAGTCCTTTTAATCAATTAGTTTCAGACATCGAAGAACGAATCCAAGTAGGTAAAAACTTTGATGGTAAAAAAGCAAAAGCTGATATTAAAAATGGAATTCTTTTAATTACCATTGAAAGAAAGGAAGAGTCCAAACCAAAAAAATTAACCTTAAAATTAGGTTAATTCAGTTATTTTTCGTATATTGAAAAGGTAGGAGATTAAACACTTCTACCTTTTTTATTATAAACAAATATTTATTACTATGATATACAACGAAAAAATACAAATGTTATTAGAATCTTTAGACGGAAAATTAAGGATTTTACAAAACGGAATTACTGGTGCACAATCAATGACACCATCGGTTGCTCACACTACTTTGGAAGATGCAAGAAAGATAGTAGAGCGCGTTGCCGAATTAACCAGAATCAATCGATAAATGAATTGGCTTAAATATTTAGTCGGATTTTCTGCACTAATTATTGCCGGATGTGCAGCTTATTTCTCCGTAACAGGTTTGGGTGTTCTATTTAGTGGTGCGGCAGTATCGGTTATGGTAATGGCAGGTGCATTGGAGTTTGCAAAGTTAGTTGCTGCAACTTATCTAAAACAAGAGTGGGAAAACATAAAAGGATTTAATAAGTGGTATTTGACCTCTGCCGTTGCATTATTGATGTTAATCACTTCTGCAGGTATATTTGGATATCTTTCCAATGCATTCCAATCTCAGTCCTTAAAATTGCAACAGGTAGATAGAGAAGTTTTAGTATATTCTACTAAAATTGACCAAAATACTGCACAAATTACTCAATTAAACACCCAATTGGGTCAGTTATCGTCAACTCAAAACACAATTTTAGATAAAGGTAAGGTAAATTCTCGTCTTTTGCGTTCAATAGACCAAAAAGATAGACAAACTGCTCAAATTAACAAAAAAATCGAAATTTTACAAACGGAAAATGCTAAAAATAACGAAAAAATCAACGAAATTAAGACCTCAAACTTAGATTTGGAGAAAGAAGTGGGTGGTTTTAGGTTTATTGCCGAAGCATTTGGTATGGAACTAAAAAATGTAGTAAAATTCTTTATATTTTTGATTGTAATTGTGTTTGACCCACTGGCAGTTGCTTTAATTATCGCATTTAATGGTTTAATTGAAACTAAAAAACAAAAACAAAGAAGGCTTTTGGGTGAAATTATAGAAAATGACGAAAAATTAGGTTTATATGATAATTTAGATGATTTAATGGAAGAAAACTATAAAGGTTACGAAGTTTACGGAGATAATATTGTTAACGAAATCGAAAAAAATGAGATTAACGAGAAAAAAGAAGATACAAATGTTGAATCTACTGATGTTGTGGTTGATGATACACCTACTTCTGAAAATGTAGAAGAAACCCTTCCAGATTTAAAATGGGAAGAATACATGCATCCAGAATTTCCTTGGAATAAAAGAAATTTATGGATAAATAACCCAAAGGCCGTTAATTATTGGTTATCAACTAAGGGTGGTAATGTTAGAGAGTTATCCAGATTGAGAAGTGAAAATGAAAATATTAAAACTTATTAATATTTGGTAAATTAGAATTATTTTCGTATATTAGAAATACGAAATTATAATTTATGAAAAAATATGCATTATTCATCGGAAGATGGCAAACATGGCACAAAGGACATGAGTGGTTAATCAATCAACAATTAGAAAACGGAAAAAATTGTTGGGTTGCAATTAGAGATGTACAAAAGGATGAAAATAATCCAAAATCAGCACAAGAAGTATTACAAGAATTACAAAATGAACCATTTTTTACTCAAAATTGGAATAAAATCTTATTATCAATAATTCCAGATATTGAATCGGTAAACTATGGTAGAGGAGTGGGATATGAGGTAATTTATCACGAACCACCAAAAGAAATCGAAAAAATTAGTGGAACTGCAATTAGACAAAAATACATTGACTCAAATGGTGATGTAATTGTTTATAATATTGAAAAAAATGATAGTAGAGAGGAAACGACACATAGCTAAAACTATTTCTTATCGTGTTATATCTACATTAGTCGGATTTGGTATAATGTGGTGGGTAAGTGGTGATATAAAAGTAGGTGCAGCATTTGGAATTGCAGAATTGGTGTATAAACCTATTCAATATTACCTACACGAAAGAATTTGGTATAAATTTATAAAATACGGACTTAAAAAATAAAAAATGAAATTAGTAGTAGACAAAAATCAATTTGGTTTAGAAACTCAGGAATTTAGAGAATATCTAAAAACACCTGTATTAAAAAGTGAAATCACACAAGATGAAGCTGATGAGTTAAGAATGAAATTAACACAAGCTTTGATAGAAAATCCAGGCTTAGGTATATCGGCAACACAAATTGGTATTAAAAAAAGAGCATGTTATATTCAATTTGGAGATGAAGAATTATTCTTAGTAAATCCAATTATAAAAGAAAAGTCAAAAGAAGGATTCTTATTTATGGAAGGATGTTTATCAATTCCATCAACATTAAGGTCACCAATTAGAACTATTAGAGCTTCTAAAGTTGTAATAGATACGGATAATTTGGGAGAATTAACTTTTGAAATCAATCCAGAAGGGGATGAGGCAAACAAAACAGTTTCAAAGGAAACAATGATGACGGTTATAGTTCAACATGAAATTGACCATTTAGACGGAATTACAATTAAAGATAGAGTATATAATACACAAATTGTCAAAAAAACTACATATGGTAGAAATGACAAGATTGTTATGAAGTCTCCAAAAGGTAATTTGGAAGAGATTAAATACAAACATGCAAACAAATATTTTTTACAAGGATACGAAATCGTTTAATTTATGGAATTAATGATAATAATTTTAACTATATTTTTAGCAATTGCGGGATATAGTGTATGGATTCTTCTAAATAAATTAGAAAAATACGAAGATATCATTGAAGAAAATGATATATTTTTACAAACAGAGTTGGAAAGAAACGAAGCATTACTGGAGGCATTACGAGAAATTGATACTCGTCAAATGTTTGAGAAGGATGATGAAGTAGGTTCTATATTTTATCAAATAAAAGAAACTATCGAAAAATTCAAAACAAAACAAAATGCCAGTAACTAAGAGGAAAAAGAGAGGCCCGAATAGACAATACTTTACAAAAGATACGGAAGATGCTATCATTGAATACAATCTAACCGATGACCAATCCATTAAGGATAAGTTATATAGAGAAAGAATTGCATCTGCATTCGACAAACTTGCAGAGATAGTTTATAACAAATGGAAATTTACTTACTTTGATGATGACCCCAAAGATGTAATGGCAGAAGTTGTTACATTTATGATTGAAAAAATTCACATGTATAAAAGTGGTAAAGGTAAAGCATTCTCTTACTTTACAATTGTTGCAAGAAACTATTTAATTTTAAATAATAATGCAAACTACAAAAGATATAAAGATACAGATATAATGTCTGGTTTACCTGAGTCTTTTGATACTGAAAATAACTTTAGAGAAGAGGAAAGAAATGATGAATTTAGAACTTTCAATGTTAGAATGTTGCAATATTGGGATAAACACTTAGAAAACTATTTCCCAAAGAAAAGAGATATGCAAATTGCAGATTCGGTATTAGAATTATTTAGAAGAGCAAATTATATAGAAAACTTTAATAAAAAATCATTATATCTTTTAATTAGAGAAATGACAGGACATCCTACACATTATATAACCAAAGTTGTCAACAAAATGAAAGAAAGACAAATGGAATTATATAATGAATTTGATAAGTATGGTGATATAAAAATTTAAATATGATACAATTAGGTTTATCAGGATTTTACCACGATTCAGCTGCAACAATCGTAATAGATGGTAAAGTGATATGTGCCATCGAAGAAGAGAAACTATCTGGAATTAAACATGATAGTTCTTTTCCGTTTAAGGCAATTCAATGGTGTTTAGAATACACAAAGATAACAATTGACGAAGTTGATATGGTTTGTTGGTATGAAGACCCGAATTTGAAATATGAAAGAGTTAAAGAAACGATTGGTAAATGGGGTGGTTTAAGATTTCCAATGAAATGGAGACAATTTAATAAAAGATGGAATGAAAATGAAGGTAATTTAAAGAAAATATTAAAATCCATCGGTTATGATGGAATTATTACTTATACCAAACATCATTTATCACATTTAGCACTATCTTATTACACATCACCATTTGATTCAGCAATAGGGTTGTCAATTGATGGTGTAGGTGAAAGGGAAACGATATATGCGGCAATGTGTGATAACAAAGGATTTCACAAAATACAAACATTACATTTTCCTCATTCATTGGGGTTAATCTATTCGGCATTTACTGCATATTTGGGATTCAAACCAAACGAAGGTGAGTATAAAGTAATGGGATTGGCACCATATGGTGATAAACAAAGATATCATAGTGTATTTGATAAGGTTGCAATAATAGGTGGTGAAATTGATATTGTAAAGATGGATATGTCTTATTTTACATGGCATACATCTGATAATGATATGTTTAATAATAAGTTAATTGATTTGATTGGATTTCCTCCAAGATTTAAAGATGAACCCATAGAACAATGTCACAAAGATTTGGCTGCATCATTACAAAGATGGTATGAAGGTGCATTATACTTTGTTATTAATAGAATTACAAATATTTGGGAATGTGAAAATTTAGTATTAGGTGGTGGTTGTGCATATAATGGAACAGCAAATGGTAAAATTAAAACATACACATCAATTAAAAATGTTTGGATTCCATTTGCACCATCCGATGCAGGTTCTGCAATTGGTGCATGTTTATATCATTATCACCAAACATTGGGTCACCCAAAAGTAAAAGGTGGTGATAATCAAAATCCATATTTGGGTGAAGAGTGGAGTAATGCCGAATTACTTAAAATTATCTTACAAAAGAGAGTTGGAGGTAATAATATTATGATGTATGATACTATGGATTTCTTATGTAAAGATGTTGCAAAATTGATTAATGATGGAAATATAGTTGGTTGGTTTCAAGGTAGAACTGAATTTGGTGCAAGAGCATTGGGTAATCGTTCTATATTGGGCAACCCACACCTATCCGATATTAGAGATAGAATTAATAAGGTTGTCAAAAAGAGAGAAATGTTTAGACCATTTGCCCCTTCAGTTACAATTGAAGATTATAAAAAATATTTTATATCACAAGAAGACGTTCCGTATATGAATCAGGTTGTCAAAGTTAGAAGTGGAGTAAACATTCCATCAGTAACCCATGTTGACAATTCTGCAAGAATACAGACACTTAAAAGAGAAGATAACCCACTTTACTATGACTTACTAAAGGAGTTCGAAAAACTAACAGGAACACCTATTCTATTGAATACATCATTTAATTTAAAAGACCACACAATGACAAATGACCCAGAAAAAGCAATTTGGACGTTCCATAATTGTGATATGGATTACTTAGTTTTGGGTAAGTTTTTAATAAGTAAATAATTATTAGTACATAAACATATAAAATGGCAACAGAATTTCAACTATTTGATGGTAAAAACTTATCATCACTATTCAAAGATATATACGAAAACCAACAAAACAAAAAGAAAAACATTTCAGATTTAATTGAATCATTGAGAAAATTAATTCGTAATGTTGGTGAAGCAACGGTTATTGCACCTATCATAAAAGACTTAATTGAGGTATCGGTTAAAAATGATGACCACTTAATTAAACTTGCAACTATTGCACAAAGACTTGCAGCTGCAGAAGCTAAAGGTATTGGTGAGGATGGTTGGTTGAGTGAACAAGAAAAAGAACAATTACTTGCAGATATGGAAGATACTATCAATGCCGTTGAAGAAAAGGCAAAAGAAAGAATGGGTGATTTACAAATAGAAATTGAAGAAATTAAAACTAAATTATAATGATTGGTGAAACTTATTTGGCAACCGTATATAGAGTTTATACTGAATCGGATAAATCTATAAAAAACGACTTAGAGAAAAAACTGGTACCGGTATACAATGAAAATAGTGATTTTACGGATACTGATGTTAGATTTTTGGGTGCAATAGAATATAGAAGAGAAAGTTTTATTAATAAAGAAGACTATGCATTTCCATTTGACAAAAATAATATAACATATCCACTAATAGGTGAAACGGTATTGATATTAAACATTGAAAATTCACACTATTGGTTACCATACTCCGCAACACAATATCCAAATTTTAGAGAATCTTTATTAGTTTCGGAAGTGTCTAGAGAAAAGAATATATCTACTGGAAATTCAGAAAACAAAAATAGGAATTACACAGAAACCAAAACAGGTTCAACGGGTCAAACAGGTACTCCTAAAAAATCAGATGAGAAAAGTTATAAAGTAAATGAAAAGATTAAATTCTTAAAACCAAGAAGTGGAGATACCATTTTAAGTGGTAGAGTTGGTAATACAATTCGTTTTAGTGAATTCTTTTTAACGGAAGATGGTAAAACATCATCACCTGGTATTTTTATAAGAAATAAACAAAACCCACAACTTGATAATTCAAAAATAGGAACACTAATAGACGAAGATATCAATGGAGATGGTACATCCGTATATTTTACGTCTAATAAAATTAAAGTACCATTTAGAGAAAATATAAATAAAACCAAAATAGCTTTTAGAGAATATCCTAATTCGGAAAAACTAACAGGTAATCAACTATTTGTAAATTCCGATAGAATAGTATTATCTGCAAAGGCAAGTGAGTTTATTATATTTGGAAAAGGAAATACTGGAGTTATAACTGATGGCAGATATAGTATAGATTCTGCAAAAGAGATATATGCACATTCCGATAGTGACATCGTATTACATACCAATAAAAATATAGTATTAAATAGTGATGCATCCGGAGTTGTTTATATTGGTAAAGTTGGAAATCCAGGTGGTGCAGGTTCCGAAGTTCAAAGAATGGTATTATCAGGTGAATTGATTGATTTGATGGGTGAAATGTTGGATGCTATAAATAAAATGGTATTTGCAACAGGTGTCGGCCCAACGGGTGCAGGCCCCCATAATTCTGCAATATTCACATCAATTAAACAAAGATTATCTAAGATACAATCATCTAGAAACTTTTTAAGTAAGTAATATGTGGGCAATTTTTAAATTGAATGTATTAACTGCAATGCTTACCGGCCAATTTAAAGCTGACCCGGATACATTTGCTGAATTTTATGCAAATGAATACGATAAGGCAATTAAAAGTGGTGGTGATTTATTATACGGTGTAAATGTTATCAATGGCAATGTTAAAGGTATGGCAGATGCTATAAAAATTGCATTAAAAAAAGGAACAGATAGTGTAGGTAGTAATTTTAATGTATTGGCCGAAATATATCCATCTGCATTTGATGCATATTGGTCAGGTGCAGAAATGTC